AGTCAGCCAAGCGTCCTGAGCACCAGTTGCGACAAGTTGAACGATACCACCGCTCATTTTACAATTGGTCTAGATTATTTTAGGCGGCAGATAGGGGCGGGAGCGCAATGGGATTTTTCTCAAGCTGCTGGATGGCCACGTCAAGGCACTTGGTCGATGCGAGTGGATTGAGTTTGTCCTTTTTCTCAACAAATCTGTAAAACTCTGGGCCCAGGTAGTTCTGGAATCGTGAGCCGTTCATGTGAGAAACAGGCACTGGTTTGGATTCTGGACGAAGGTTGGTCATTGCACCAACCTGATTGACGGGATCGTTGCGCACGTTCATCTGACCTGCGTTACCTGCACGATCTGGATTCGAACGATTGTCGCTTACACGCGTCAGGGCTTTGTCGGTATAAGCTCCAGAACCACCCTCGGCGTAAGGCTGATACACGTTGTACTGGGCAGGACCCATCGAAAGGGTGTCGGTGCGCGTCGTCTGCTCATCACGCATGGTTGTACGGGCCGTCTTGAGAAACTCTGGACGCCCCTCTGCACCCGTAACAGCGCCACCCTGACCTTGAGCACGGTTACGCGCCGGGTCACGGTACCACGCCTTGGTCTCCTTGGCCTGGTGAGTAACCTCACCGATTCCACCTGCGCCGCCGTTCTTGACGAAATAGGCGGCTGGTCCGTTACGGCCCTCGAGCGTCGTGAGGCGCTCCTCGTTGATATTGTTGGGCAAGACGCGGAAGTACTGGTGGAAGCCACCTGCCGCCGGAACATCTGCTCCGACACCCAGACCTGGGCCGATGCGACGGCGCTCAATTGGCTGTAGGTTATTCATCTTGTTCGTCACATACTGGCGGTTGCTCAGGTCGTAAACCGGCTGACCGAATGGAAAACGATTGGCATCTGGCACCGTGTCCTGGAGATTAGGGACGGCCTCCTTCGGCTGAAGGCGCCAATCGCCGATGCGCCGCCCGAGGTTAGGGGTCATGACGCGAAGGTCAAAAGCATCCTTGGCGTGATCACGGGCATTCGCCGCGAGATCGATATCACGACGGGTAATTGGTCTAGTGGTTGGCAGTGGTTTACGCTCGACTGGCTTTTCTTCTGAGCCATCCGAAAGACGCTTACCGGCAAACACAAGACCCACAACGGCTGCGAGGGCCAAAGGGTCCATATTAGTATTTACATAGGAATTAATTTACTTCTTCTCGCTGTAATAACGCTGAACGAAACGGGTGTTCTGGTCATCGGCATAAGTGCTGATGGGATCCCACTGCATAGTACGCAATGGGAGGTTCACATACGTGTTGGGAAAATCGTAGGCCTGCTCCGACCAACCCTTGTTCCATGCCGTGGTGGTCTGCTCACGTAGGTATGAGCTGGTGTCGGCCAGATCCTCGAGCACGACGGTCGCCGGGCCCATGTGAACGTTGGGCTGGAGAATAACAGGAGCCGCGTCAAGACGTGGCATTCTTAATTTTAGTTGCGAAAAAAAGCTTAGCTTCCGTAACCTCCTCCATTTCCTGCACGCATCTGTACACGCTCTGGGAAATTGAAGTAGAAGTTGTCTGGGTCACAAGCCCGGCCACCCTGGTCCTTACACATTGGGGCAAACTGCTTACCGTAAGCGGCGGTTGCGAACGCGTTCTGATCGTTGGGAATTGTAGTGGAGGCGGTGGTGTAAAAGTTGCGCTCTGCGTCCCGAACACGCTCGAACGGGTGGATGGTGCTCCACGCCGCCTGAACCTCACCGCGGACGCTTGGATACCACGCCGCCGCTGGCCGGTCAGGATTCTCCGTGTAGTTACTCAAAAGCACATTCGCCATGGGATTCTCGAGCGTGGGCATCGTCACCTCGTCGCGCAAAAGGCTCGAAGCCCGATCATCGGCGTAGGCTGGGCGAAGACGACCGTCCATAATCAGGTTAGAAGTCCACATATAATAAAGAACACCAAGAGCCAGTGCACCGAGTGCAAAAACGCGCGGGTCACGGTTAATCAGGTACACGACAATGGTTGCGTAAAGGATAAAGCGGGTCGTCGAGGCGACGCGCTCTTTTGCCGACTGACGAGCCGTTGGCCAAAAGTTCATGAGCTCACTCGTTTTGAAAATATCTTTCACGTCCATTCTGATGTTTACTTAGAAATCTTTTTGGTCACCTTGCGTTTCACTTGCCGAGGAGCCGGGCGCTGTCCAGGTCCCGCACCACCGAGCATCGCCGCAAATGGGTTGGCAGCCCCACCTGCGCCTCCGCCGAGCATTTGTGAGAGCATGTTATTCATACCAGCCATGAGCGACGCCTCGTCAATCTGGCCATTAGGAGCCTTTTTCATATTTTTGGCGCAATTTTCAGCGGCTGACTCAATCATACTCAGAGTCTCCGGCGGGAACATATTGATGGTCGTACCGAGCATGTACAGCGTCTGATAGTACTGCCAGATGGCCGCCTTGGTGTTCTCCGTGCAGTCCTCAGTCGTCCAGACCTTGTGAAGGTTCAGGTTTGCCGCAACAGGGTTGGCCTCGCAAAAAAACGCCGAGTCCTTGGCCATCATCTGGGAGACCCATGGTGTGATGTCCTTCATAAACTGGTCAAAAGTGGCGCGATTCATGGGAGCGGCCTGGACCTCCTTGATCTTTGGCTCATCGGGGAAGGTCTGTACGAGTTCACCGATAAACTGACCCATCATCTCGTTAAACGCGGCGAGGGTGGTCATTTATAGTACTTTATAGTCTATTTCTTTAAAAAGGTTCTTTCATAATTGGCTCGTGCGACCCCTGGCCCTGGCTGACGATAAAGTAAACCAAAAGACCGACCAGGAAAGCATTCTTGAAATACTCGGAGTTTTTAACCTTTCCCTCCTTATTAATCTTTGCCTTGATAAACACATAAGCCATTACAGCCGCAGCAGCGATGATGGCGGCACTGAAAGGCTCTTTGAAATAGTGATCCATCTAGTAATTTACAAGATGTTATTTGAGTCAAATTACGCGCCGAGCTTCTGAATCTTTGTCGGGGCGTCATCGAACAGGGTCTGCTCTGGGAGACTGGGAGTGTTCGCACTCCCAGTCCCGGCCCCTGGAACCTCTGGAGGCGTGAGGCCATTCGAGGTGGTGACCATGTTGTCGACGCCTCCTGGAGTTTTGCCAATCTCCATACCGGTATCCCCACCTCCTGCGGTCCCTGTGGCATCATTCGAGGTGGGCATGGCATCGAGCTCGTCCCCTTCACCAATCTCGGGGACCTCATCATCCTGCTCAGGGTCGTCTTCATCGTGATTCATATCTAGATCACCGCCAGACTCGGGGAGGGGCAGGTACGTGTTGAGAATCTCGGCGGTGGGCACGAGGTCCTCGATGACAAGGCAGATATGACGGTGAAAACGCTTGTGAAGGTCTTCGTTGCGTTCAGACTCGGTGTGATCCTCGACTATGATGTAGGGGCTCTCGTAGAGGTCCTTGGCACAAGCTTCGTAGCACCGCTGAACAAAAACGTCGTTTGCTGGAAGCTTGATGCTGATCTTCTTGGACTTTTTGTCGGTACGGATGGCGCTCAGAATCTTGACATGGATTACAAAGACGGCGGCCAAGAGGTTTGGGAACAGTGGCTGGTTCTTGACAATCGCCTCTGTATTTTTGAGTGAAATTGAAGAGTTCCAGGTCTTGACGCCCCGGAGGAGCTCCTGGAAGACGCGGGGCGTGTTCTTGCCCTGAGACTCTTTCTTGGCCTCGAGCCATATTTCCCAGAATGCCTCAATCATCACGGGAATCATGGCGTCACAAAGTTTCTTGGTGAAACGGCGCTCGGACTCGTTTAGGATGTCCATCCTTTGGTACAGTCGGAGAATTATTAACAGGCTAATTAACGTACACCCCCTCACACGCCATCTTCCAATATTGAACATCTTCTTCGAGTTGGTGAATCCTATTGAGAAGTTCCACCTCCACCTCCTCTTTATGGATGAGCCGACGTTTCAGACGTTCAATTTCATTCTCAAATTGCTTGGACTGGACCCGAACATCCTTCACCTCCTTAGACGCCTCCCAGGCTAAGTGCATTTTCGACTTTTTGTGCTGAGCCAAGTTTTTATATGTAAAATTGGGTCTGCACGGACAGGTCAGGAGAGTGGAAACTTCCATTACTAAAAAATATTCGCTACTTTTAAATGGAAAACTTGGAGCGCTACCTGCTCTGGGGAGCAATCATAGTTCTCTTCATTCTGTTTTTTTGGCCCAAGGCGTCAGGCTACAGAGGGGAACCAAATTCACTCATGAGACTTGCGGAATTTGCATATCTGAGTGATGATATCAAGCGTGTATACAACGACACGGTACTTAAAGGTCTCCAAAACACGATGCAGAATGTCAATGAGAAATGGAAACGAATGAGCCTGGATGATAAGAATATGTTACAGACAAGACTTAAATCTCAAATTGACGACGTGTCTCGGATTATTACGATGCCAACTATGTCATCGATGGAAAAGACTCCTTCTCCTTCTCCAACACCCGCTCCACAAAATATACAAGAGGATCGGCGTCAAAAGCAAGAAGATAGGAGACGGGAAGATGAAACGGCTCACGGTGGTTCCCCCGGGCCCTCCAAGTCCAGTGTTTCAAGATACATGGCTGAATACTATTAATTCTTTTTAGTAATACGCAGCTTCTGGGCCGTCTTTTGAAGGTTGACGAGGCTCGGCAGAAACACATTTGGTTCTGAAATTTCAGACTCTACTTCCTCTTCTAGTTTAGTTTGTCTCCATGTAACCTTGAGATCTAGAGGTCCTACAAGTTCAACCCTGTACCCGAGCCGACTCAACTGTCTGGACATATAAACAACCGTCGCAGCCAGGTCGTATCGCGGGTAACCCACCAGAAATGTTGGGACGGTCAAAATCGCGTCCCTCTTTCCGAGTTCTACAGAATGTTTAATTTTCCTTGAAAATTGCTCAAGAAGAGCCTTGTAGTATTCTTTTTTCGCAGATCCTCTCTTCTTTTCAGCCGCCAGTATTTCCTTGGCTGAAGGGACGGGTGCCCTTTCCATCTAATATTTACATTCTATAAGATGGTGACGGACCTGGCGCAGGTGCGGGAGCAGGTGCCGAGGCGCCACTAGCCAGTTCCCTGGGTGTGCCTATGAGACCACCGGGTGTTCCCTTATTAGCCTTCAGTGCATCCTTGAGTTGCTGATCGAGGTTTGACTCGATCACTTCGTAAGGTTGGTACTTGTCTGGAACGTAGGCTGGGTTCGCAGCGTCACCGGTCGTGGCGGTCTCGGATTGACTGATTATATTCACTGAACCGTTTGGGGTAACATGGGCTTTGACGTCGTACTGGGTACCGAAATAACCTTCAGTGTTGAAGAACATAAATCGGGCATCGTACGTGTCGTCTCCGAGACTTTTTATATAAAGAGTCTCAAGTGGGTACCCAGCATTCTTTTGGATGGCCTCTAGAATAACCTGCGTCACGTCAGGGGATACAGGCGCATCTGAAGGGGCGGCGACCGCGATTGAACCGTCACCAGAGTACCGCGCCACCTGACGGCTATTCCAAATTAGAAAACCTATGATAAGTCCCAATAACAGAATGATCAGGTCCTTCATATTACCATTTACTGCGAAAAAAGATTCGATGAAAAAAACTCTGTAAATTCATATGGCCTTGCTGGTCTATTCAGATAAATGCAGGTGGTCTCAGGAGATACTCGTATACATCAAGACTCAACCGGCCCTCCTTGAGATTGTTAGATTTTGGAATATAAATGAACAGGGGATCCCGTCCCAGAAAATCACGCGCGTCCCGACCCTCGTGACAAACGACGGGAAAATGCTCGTGGGCAAGGAGGTGCAGGTGTGGCTCGAGTCTATGGTTCCATGTGATTTCGAGTCATGGGACTCAGGTGTAGGAGCCAACCTGGACGGTACAGAGAATCCTGGACTGTTTGAGTTTGACAGATACGGTGAGTCACTCCAGCCCCGCCTGACGCCTGAATTAGAAGCTAGAATTGGAGGGGACGTCCAAGACGCTTACCAAAAGGCTGGTCAGCGTTAGTTAGAGAATTGTAAACCTTTGAATTCAAGAATGCACCTGAAGACAATTCAGGCTTCGGCTCTGAAGTCGGTCTTCGAGGTGCTCAAGGACATCATCAATGACGTCAATGTGTATTTCACTGCCAGTGGTATTCACATTCTGACACTTGATACAGCCCGAGTGACTCTCGTACATATGAGTCTAGGGGCCGACAACTTTGAGGAGTATGAGTGCCCCACGGACGTCACGGCGGGTTTGAACATGGCCAATGTCTACAAGCTTCTCAAGAGCGTGTCGGGTCAGGACACTCTCGACATTAGTATCACGGGCCGAGACTACATGGACCTCTTGATCGAGAACCCCGTCAAGAAATCTTCCACTAAATTTCGTCTAAAATTGTTGGACATTAACGAGGACATCATTGAGTTTCCGGATATTCACATGAACGTAATAACTACCCTTCCTTCCGTGGAATTTCAGCGCATCACTCGGGATATGGGCAACTTGGCTGTAGAGATGGACATCGTCCGTGAGGGTCAGAAGTTGATCCTGAGTTGCAAGGGGGATTTTGCTGACCAATTGACGAGTATTGAGTTCCCAGATCCTCCAGTGAAGCGCACAGGCAACACCTTCAGCCTCAAGTACATCAACCTGTTCACCAAGGCGACGAATATGTGCTCAAGTGTCCAACTTATGCAAGACTCGGATAATGAGAATATGCCAATTATATTCAGGTATACAATTGCCAATTTGGGAGATCTGAAGTTCTATTTGGCGCCAAAAATTGATCCTTAAACAATAAGATCACTTGCCGTAAATGGAGGCGCGGTTCAACGAAAGGGTCCAAGAGTGCCGAACCGAGGCTGAACTGGCCGAGTATCTCCTGGATTGCGTTCATATAATAAAGGAATACACTTCAGAAGCTTCCGAAGAGGTGAGTACCAAACATGTTTTGAACTTGAAGGTGGCGTCACGCAAGGGTGTCCAGCGCCAGGATATTTACAAGCGGTACATGACCGAGGTGGAGGGTCATGTGGACTCGACAACGGCCCGAAGCACCGAGGATCCGTACTTGAAACCATGTAGGGGTTGTGGAGCCATGTTTTCACGGATATTCGATGACGTCCAAAGCGAAGAGTCGTGTTCAAACTGTGGAGTAATAGACACGGTGCTCTGTAATGAGGTTGGTTTCAAAGAAGAGCAGGAGATGGAAAAGAACGTCGTCTATTCTTACAAACGCGAGAACCACTTTAATGAGTGGATAAGCCAGTTCCAAGCCAAAGAGTCCACAAGCGTCCCTGACGCCGTCATAGAACAGCTCAGGGCCGAGTTTAAAAAGCAAAAGATAAAGGACCTTTCGGAGATTACACACGAAAAGGTCAAGACCCTATTAAAAAAGCTAGGCTGGGCCAAGTACTACGAGCACGTTCCGTACATTTCTACTATTCTGAACGGTATCCAGCCTCCTACAATGCCTCAGGCGCTCGAGGATAAGCTCCGGCTTATGTTCCACAAAATACAAGCTCCTTTTGAGAAACATAAACCAGGAAACAGAAAGAACTTTTTGTCGTACTCTTTTGTACTTTATAAAATGTGCGAACTTTTAGAAAGCGACGAATATCTACCATGCTTTCCACTACTCAAGAGTCGCGAAAAGCTCTATATACAAGACCAAATATGGAAGAAAATTTGTGATGAATTACAGTGGCAATACATTCCCACTAATTAGCAGTCGATCTGCTCAGGGGTTGGCTCGATGGGCTTGTCGCGCGTCACAACCTCAAACTCGAAGTTGCCCCTCTTGTCCGGGAAGTTGATGAGGTACCCAATCTCCAAGTTGAGTAGCTGAAGATAATTTTGGGTCTGAATTCGGTAAGTCTCATTGAGCTTACTTACCGACTTGAGCTCTATGACATACTTGCGGTCGACGATGAGATCGGCCCGTAGGTGCCCGACGTTCTGACCGGCGTAGAAGACCGGGACGATGCGCTCGGTCTCGTAATTCACGAGACGATTACGCAGAGCCACCTCGAATGCGCAGTGGTATACGGACTCGCTGTAGCCGGGTCCGAGGGACGTCCAGATGTCCCTGGAAACCTCTCGGAGGGTGTGTTCCATGATTTTTGAATTAAAATTACTTCTAAGTAGTGATGTTGTGGCTTGGACACTTGGGGTCAACAAGGGCTTATTTCGGAAATTTGAGTCTAGAGGATGCATTTTGGGCCATAGCACCTGACCTTCCAATGGCACTTTTTTTGTCACCCGGGGGGGCTTTCGTGGACCCAAACACGCCGTGGCGGGAGATAAAAGACTGGACGTCATATACATTTTTCTATAAGTTTCCGCACTCTTTATGGCTCTTGATTTTGATCCCAAATTCAAGGGCCAGGTCTATCTATGCTTTTCATATCCTCATGGACCTGTTGAGTCACACGGGTGAGTGGTCAATTGAACCGTTTTTTCCTATAGGTCCAGCTATTCACGGGATCTGGGACCCTGTTGAGTGGGTCTAGGTATGCGCACTCGTTTTTTGAATTTGCTTCTATACGTCACATTTTCGTGTTGCTGAATATTCCGAGCTCGATATGTGCGCACGGGAGCTAAATTCAAACGTCCGATATTTTGTAACTTTGCACGAACTATCGTAAGGTAGTTATTTTTCATATTATTTGTATTCATTCGATTCCCGAGCCAGTCATTATATTTCTGTAAATTTGGTAAAACTGTTCGTGCTCTTTCATGAACTTCATTTACTCGGCTCCAGTTTACGTTACCAGGAGTGATGCGACAGGCATACACAAAGTATACACCCCGAGGGCCTTCTTCCACAACTTCTTTGATTGTTTTAACCTGGTTTACATATTTGCGTGGACTCAATCCGGGTAGCTTCCATACACCCATGTATCTTTGGAGCACACCATTTCCATTTGCATTGAGTGGTTCATTTCTGTCCCAGAATTGTAGATGAATGTCTGGGCATGATGTACGAGGACTGTACAATGTTTTCTTCCAGTTAAAATTTGTACGAGAATATCTCAAAAAGTTTGGAACTTTATCTCTATTCAAATTTCCACTTAGAAACTTGGACATGGAATTTTTATTTTGTATCATGGCCTGGAATTTTGAATTTGCGATCAAATTTTCTGATAATGAAACACCAGGGTTTGAAAAAAATATAACGTATTTACCATCTGGAACTGTAAAATAATCTGAACGCGCGTGGGCCCCGTGTCCAACGACGAGATACGAACGGTCGGTCTGAATATGATTTAAAATTCTTGGAATAGTCCTCTCGATATTTGCACGAGTTCTATACATTTCTATTTACGCCCAAAAGATTTTGCGTACTTGCTCCGGATCCACATGGCATCGGCCTTGTAGATACGGGACGCACGAGGCAGGGTGCGCTTGGTCAGGGTGCTGATGGCGATCAGACGACGCATGACGGCCAGGGGCTTCTCACCCTTGCTGATGCCCTTGCTAAGAGCCTTGTGGCGGTTGGTCATCGCCTCGACGGGGTGGTAACCGTACTTGGTGAGCATACCACCCTTGAGGGTGCCGATGAGCTTGGGGCCCTTACCAGCCGCCCCAACGTCTGGGATGGGTGCGGCACGGACGCGGCTGATACCCGCCTTGCGGACGTACGAGTACTTGGTGCCGTCACGACGGGTCACGCGGATCACCTTACGGGTGCGGCGCTGGGTATAGCCTGAACGCATGATGGACTTCATTTATCCTTTATCAAGAAAAATTGATGGCCAGGCCCTTCATAAACATCCTGAGCTTCCCGTCATTTGACGCACCGAAATCAAACGCATCGGACCCTCCAAGGTCCAGGTCCAGTGTCGGCACCTCGTACCCGGCCCTCAATTTCATAGTAGAATACAGAATCCCTGTGGCGTAAGACTTGAGATCCGTGACGGGCGCCGGACGGGACCAAGCGAGTTTCATAGCCAAGACCTCCCCACGCCCTAGGAAAGGGCCCGACGGGGTCGTCTCGGCGGCGCCACCGTCTATGTACGTCCATTCCCCTATTTTCACTGTTGAAAACAGGAATGGAATTGCTACAGTCGCACTGACGGCGTCGAGGAC